GTAGGAGATTCGAATTGGAAAGAATATATAGAATAAGATAGAAAAAAATTTGTAACCTTTGTTTAGGGGAGGTCCAAGTCTATTAGATGTTTATCATTAAATGCAGATACGTTTGCATTAATATTGATTTATATCAGGTCTGACTTACAATTTGACGGAATATTCACTATACGGCTAGACTTAAGATTTTAAGTGTTCAGCGGTTTTATAAATCCTGAGTACCACCAGAGGATTTACGGAACATGACACCGGGTTTCGCCAGTATAGAAGATGATTGATCATCATGAATATATTCTTGAATAAGAAATGTGGATAAGGGCTGAATATCAAGTGCTTTTGAAGGCAAAGATATCCAGGGACATTTTGAGAGAGGAATCGAAGAATCCGAAAGGGCTTTCGATCGCAACTTTGACATGCGAAAGAAAAATTTTCGGAGGATGACAGCATCGTGCTTTTCCTCTTTAGGAAAAAGTTCACGAAAAGGCTTTATGAAGAAACTATCAACAACCAATAAAGACATTAGTCGTTGGTTTGTAACACCGCCAAACTCTAAAGCTATTGGCGAGTGATCAACAATCCGGAGGTCGTCTTTCAGACCTTGTGCAACGGACCATAATTTCCATTTACCCATGGAAGGATAACTTGGCATCTTGAATTTTTCAGGATGACTCATGATTTTGTATGTGATACGTAAATCTTTGTCATTAACCTTAAATTCACCGATACTCGGTAAACCAACTCCACCCAAGTGAACGGGAAGGAACCATGGTAAATTATAACCTTTCAATTCATCTTTGTGCTCATGGATGAATTGACCTAATAATCGCTCTTGAATGAAAGCAGGAGCCTGATTTATTAGTGCTGTCGCCCGGACCCCTATAGGCCCGGATTCGTGTTCAATATCGTCGGTGTGAAGTTCATTTGAACGACCCATACCTTTAAGGAGACCCATATTAATGAATGGTTCTCGTCGATATCGAATTATAATGGATTTCGAGTTGGCTTTTGAGCCAATCAGAAGAGGAGAATCTGTATGAAGATTCACAGGATTTTGGAAGCGATACGACATTGAGGTATCGAAGTCCAAATAATAAACGCGTGAATTGATATTAAGAAATTCCCTTGAGAAAAAAACCTTCCCAATGGACGGTCTAAGACCTGCCATAGGAGAGATTTCTTCCCAAATGAGTTTACCCAATTTGCTGGTCTTTAACACAGCATCATCACCATTTATCGAGAGGGCTATCTGAGATAGTAACCACTCCCGTCCTGAAGCCATTTCATGAGTAAACCTCATTATGGCAGCATTTATTATGCACAGAATAACAAACGAGACAACTGATCCCATAGATTGACCTTCCACTTGATTACGGAAGAACTTTGGGTCACGCACAACACCAGGAGCGCGGGGCTCCACGATTTTATGCGCAGTCATTGCTTCGACGAACAATTGTTCTTCTTGGCGACTGAGTTGACAACAGAGTGATATTTCCTCTATTGCCGCGTTTGAAGCGTACGACCGAATTTGATTGGTCGCGTCTTCATAATCTGCAGATAAAAATCCTTCATCCTCAAGTAAATTAGTTCCCATGATCGCTTGAACTTTAAGTTCATCGTCTGGTCTTCCGGTAAAATTGAACACCGGGCATTTTTGTAATTCGAGCCAAAGGAATTTCTGGAGAGGTTTTAGTACTGTATAAGTTGCTACAGGACCTTTTGCGATCACTCTCGTTTTGAGAGGCTCAGCAAGCGCGATGAGATCTATATATTTATCTTCATCTAACGCAATCTCCATTAATTTTTGGTAAAAATCATTAAAATGCTTTCCTAATTTACTAGCATCAATAATCTGGGTTTGTTGTCCCCTAATTATGATGTCTCGAACCACTACATGTGATTCCTTGTCCTTAAAGAATTCGTGAAGTGATGGGCAGTGCTTTAACCAACCCAACGCTCCTCCTCGTTTTCGGGAGGCACCAAAACCACTATTAACAGATGGAAGTGTGATTGTCATTCGATCAGAGTCCTCATAGCGCGATTTAAATACCTCGCGGCATGTTCTCTTAATCTGAGTAATGATTGTCTCTTTATTTACAGAGTAATCATGATCAATCTTTTCCTTCCTTAGTAGTTCGCCTTTCTTTCGTATGACACGAGAGATTCGGCCGGTAATGATCTTCTCAACAGGATCAGCTTTCAACGTCGTTAATTTTTCTAACGTATCAACTAATGCTGGAAAAGTATTATCATTCCGAGGCATTCCTTTCTTGATGTAGTTCATGGAAGTAACGAAACTTAAAAATTTCTTAGGGTTCTTGTTTTTCAGAACCGTAATAAATTTATAAGCACGACCGCCGAGAAGGCAACCAGGATTATCCTCCACACACCCTTTGGGTAGTGTCGGTAATTCTTGTTGGCCTCCATCGACGTGAGCCGCATAAAAAGCAGCGCATTTCCATTTCACATACTTCACCCAGGAACCACAAGCCGCAGCCTGTGACTTCCAGAATACAAGTGTATTCTTTGTTTTATAACCCTTACGATCGAACCCATATAAGCACATGAGTTCCACCACAATGTTTAAACATTCTCCTACTTTCTCATCATCATCGATGGCAGATGATGGGAACTTCGATCTGGTCTGTTCTAAATACAACAGAAATTCCAGGTCGGTCAAGAGGGGGAGAGATGAACTAAGCTCAGATTCATCCTCCCCACGTTGCCCAGCGTTATTTAACTGAGCACGATCCGTCACTAGTGACGCTGATTCCACTTTAACAAGGGTTTCAGAAGATTGATTAACACTCTCAATCTGATCATTTTGAAGATTTAGAATTGCCACTGGCAACTCTTCGCTTCTATCATTAGCGGGTACATCTCGCGGACTTTGTGTCGACAAGGAATAACTTTTATTTCTT